ATATGTTATACTATATATGTAATCAAGAGAAGATTACAACATTAAATCTAAGGAGTTGTTACAATATGAAAATTAATGGAAAGAACATCAAGGGTGTAAAAAATACTGTGGGAACATACAATAAGATGCCGTTAGACAAACGAACATCGGCTAATATTTGGTATGACAATATAGATAATACAGTTATGCTTGTACCAAACGTTATATTTGAGCATTATATGGCGTCAGAAATATTTACTGACGAATTAGGTTTCAGCTATTTAAGATATGATGACGTTAGCGACTGTATCAAATGTGAATATCCGTATCTAGGCAACGCTAATATATCAATGGCTATGCTACGCAGTGTTCTATCACAGTACATAGTTTAACATTGACAATTTCTATTTTAAGTGTTATACTAAAGGTGTAACCTCCTTCAAATAGATTGTCGCACGTTCCGCAGGGTTAGCGTGAATAAATAATTAGCCCTATTCCAAACCGCCAACACCATAACATAATATTGAAAAAAGAATTGTAGGTATGAGTTTACATATGCACGATAATTTATACATGGCGGTTAAACGTGAGCAATAGCAAGGCGGGCATAGACTGACCCCTATACACTAGGATATGAAAATAAGTGCAGGCACTGACCCCGTACGCTATGACAGAAACAATATTCAAAAGGAGTGTTTACAATGCTAAACAAAATTATTTTAATGGGACGTCTGACGGCTAAACCTGACGTTATCAAGTGTGATAACAGTGATAATAGGTATACCCGTTTCACAATTGCTGTAGAGCGCAATTACAAGAGCGCTGATGAAAAGATAACAGATTTTATCAACTGCACTGCTTGGAACTCAACGGCTGTGTTTATATCTAAATATTTTGACAAGGGTAACATGATAGCCGTTACTGGTGAATTGAACATTGACAACTATACCGATAAGGACGGAAAAAACCGCACGTCAGCAAGTGTCCACGTTTCAGACGTATCATTCACGGGTGAACGCTTTGAAACACAGAACGAACCACCAAAAAAGAGTAATAACCGCTACAAGGGCTATAGATAACTATAGCCCTTAAGGGCTGAAAGAGGTGAGAAAATGAGTAAAGATAAGTCGAGAGATTGGTTACCTGAATGTATCAAGGTCAACAAAGTAAAATCAATGTATAACTACTATGTGAAAACACTGTTAAATCGTGTAACAAATATGTTTGCATGGGGTGACTTGCCTAAAACAGTTGACGAAAATTTTTTAGCTATAACACTGATTACGCAGGGGCGTGTGATATGGACTGATTTTAAAGGGGAATTATACGCACTAAACGGCAATTATGGCGGTGAACCTAACGTTTACTATTATCCTAGTCAGTTTATAATATCTAATCCAATTCTAGGCACTAAAATAGTTGATATAGACAAAACGGGTGTTTTAATGTATCTGACAGATACAGACAAAATGTGCAGTAATGGTGAAACGGGCGGTTTGTTTGGTTTAATATCTACAACTGCACAGCTACTAGCTGACAATATTTCATCAATAAACATTGCACAGCGTAACACACGTTTAACTGCTATAGTAACTGCTGGTAATCAGGCGCAGAAAATATCTGTCGAAAACGCAATACAGCGAATGTATGACGGAGAACCATATGAAGTTGTTTTGAATGACCTAATCAACGCACTAAAAATAAACCCTATGGTCGAAAGTACCGCAGGGGGAGCGCAGTATATTAAAGAATTGGTCGAATTAAACCAATATATTCTAGCACAATTCTATCATTCAATAGGCGTAAATGCTAACTATAACATGAAACGTGAACGTGTCAGCGGTGAGGAAATAGCCGTCAATGACGAATGTTTAACAATCAATGTTATTGATATGTTGAATAATCTGCAAGAGGCAGTACAAAAAATTAACGCAATGTTTAACACACATATAACTGTTGATTTTTCTAAAGAATGGAAGGGAGTGCTAAACAATGACCACCAAGGACAAATTGATGAAACTGATAACAGTAAAATCAATAGTGACACTGCTGTTGACAATAACAGTGATGATAATAACAATGAGGAATAAAATAACGGGCAGTGAACTGCTAAACATTTATACCACTGTTATTGCATTCTATTTTGGTACGCAGTCCGCAAGGGGTGAACATAATGGATAAGATAGATAAATACGGGTTCGCAACTGTTGACTATTGGAACGAAAACATTGCAACGTTTAAAAACATTTTCAACAGTGTAAAAACGTTCATTAATTTCAGTGAAACCCCGTCAGAAATATTTGATTTATTTCAAATGTATAATGCTGATAGATTGGTGTTTAAACAATTTCCTATAACACAGCAGGAAACAACAAAAGCAATAACACAGCTAACTAACTATTGCACAATATTCGCCCGTACATATCAAACCAAATACAATAAACTGTTAGCTACTGAAACATTGGAATATGATCCTATAGAAAACTATTCCATGATTGAAAGCGGAACGGACGTTAGAACCCCTGACCTAGTTTCAAATACTACGGCTAGCGGAACATCTAGCGGAAACGCAACGGACACCACAACAACAACATCAGCAGTAACAACCTATGATAACACCGCAGATTTTATAAATCAAAACAAGGGTACATCAGATACCACTAATACCACTAATACAGAAAATTCATCAACCGGCAAAACAACCACAACAGGAACGGAAAAAACTACACATGAGTTTAAACGCAGTGGTAATATAGGCGTAACAACATCACAACAGATGATACAATCTGAGCGTGAAGTCGCAGATTTTTCAGCCATAGCGCAGTTTGTAACAGATATAGCAAATATAATTTGCTTATCAATATATTAAAAAGGAGAAATGTTAAATGAAAGTAACACAGGTCGCAACCATTCTCAATGAGATTTCAAAAGAAATGATTGGTGAAACTGCCGTTGTCAATGAAGATTTGTCAAATATAGTCGATATCGGCAGGGCGTTCACTAACGTTCTGACCGCTGACGGGGGTGTTGATAACTACGTCAAAAAAATTATGGATAAGGTCGGCAGGGTGATTAACGTTGACCGCACATACACGGGCGGTGCGCCTGCTATTATCCGTGATAACTGGGAATATGGTTCAGTGCTAGAAAAAATCAGGGTAGACCTACCAAAGGCAACCGAGAATGACACATGGAAACTTGTGGCAGACACTAAGTATGATGATTTCGCAGTGTTTACACCGCCAAACGTGTCAACTAAATATTGGAATAAGCGTGTAACATATGAAACTAAAGTGTCATATGGTTACGAACAGGTTAAGTCAAGTTTTGCAAGTCCTGCTAGTATGAATGCGTTTTTTGCCAATATTGAAAATCGTATACGTTCAGCAATGGCGTTCTATAACACGTCACTGGCAAAACGTACAGTAAATAACCTGATAGCACAGAAAATTCACAGCAAGAATAACGTTGTAAATCTGCTGACAGACTACAACACAGCATACGGTACAACACTGACAGCGGACAAAGCACTAACTGATAAAAATTTCCTGAGATATTCCGCTACACAGATACAACTATATCGTGACTACATCACAGAAATGTCAACGTTGTATAATGATACATCATATGTAACGTTCACACCATATGAATATCAGCATTTGACACTGCTGTCGCAGTTTGACAAGGCAATGATAACTAATATGCAGGCTGACACATTCCATGACGATTTAGTTAAGGTCGGCACATATGATACAGTACCTTGGTGGCAGGGTTCTGGTAATGCTGATAACGTGGCTTTCGCTGAGGCTAGTAAAATTGACGTCACCATTGAAGGTTCAGAAACCGCAGTAACACAGAAGGGTGTTGTCGGTGTTCTGTTTGATAGAGATGCTGCAATGGTATGTTGTGAAAATTATAGGGTAACATCATTCTATAATCCTAGCAACGAAACTACAAAATTTTATTACAAGTGGGACGCTATGTATATGAACGACACCGCAGAAAACTGCATTGTGTTTGTTGTCGCAGATGCATAAAATCTATAATATAGCAGGGGTGTAATTACCCCTGCTAATATTTTAAAAGAGGTGAAAATATGGCATTTACACTAAACACATACCACACAGCGGACGACCCACGAACTATTTCAAAAACGCTAACTAATCAGATAAATTATACATGTCAGTTGCTGGATAGTGCTGAAATGGTAACACCTACATTGCGTGTTAGGTGTACTTCTGAAACATTCAATGCTAACTATTGCTATATATCATTTTTTGATAGATACTATTTTGTCACCGGTCAGACAGTTGAAACTGCAAACACGATATTGATACAGTGCAGATTAGACGTTTTGTACACATACCGCAACGCACTATTATCCAGCACATTTTTAGTTACTAGGAACGAAAACATCGGCAGTACATACATACCCGATACAATGTTGCCGTTAAAAGGTAACAAGGAAATGAAAGTAATTGAGTTCACTGGAGGAGATTTTAACCTAGATACCGCCACGGCAAATAGTTACAATTTTGTGCTAAATGTTGCAGGCGGTGGAAGTGGTCAAGGAACAGCGGAGAATGGAGGATTGAACACATGAAGTTAAATAAGGAAATTTATTCAAGTGACCGTAGTATATCATTAGAATATCTAACAGGAATTAAAACCACACAATCAATGAAAGAATTGATTGATAATGGTAAATTACAGTTAAATAACCCTATTGACGAGTCAATTTTTTATGCCGTTGATTTTAACCCTCCTGACGATTATTTTATCCGGAGTGGATATGATAAACCACATCAATCAGAATTTGTAAAAGGTACTGGCACACCGAGCGGTGTATGTGCAATGTTTGGGCGTTTAAATGTACCATCTACCCCTCCATTGCAAAATATGCCGGTAATAGCTAATCAGACTAAAACTACATATTATAGACTAGCATATGATAGTAAAAGAAGTGATAATTTAGGCTATTATTTTGGTACAGAATACAAACTAAAAGACTTTCTTTTTTTGGTGAGAGTGATAGCCTATAGATTTGAATATAGTGGGGCTGGTGATGTATCAGGCTATAGCGATAGAATAGATACTGACCTAGATACATTTGAAAAACAATATAAAGATACTCACAATATTGTGGGGATATATGCATTACCATATTATCTCAGGTCTGAAATTGGTGGCAGACAATGCTGTCAAGGTTTTAATATAATACCATTCTGCACATATTCAAAAAATTCTATAGTGGATAATTATGACATTTATGGTGCGTTATATTTTGGTGATGCCGACCAATCACACGCAATTTTGAACACGTTCATTTATGGGTGTGATGATATAAATACCAATTATTTCAACACATATTCATATTACTATGCAAATTTAGGCTATTCCGATTTGTGGAAAAAAACATATTTTGCCATTGGTAATAATGTGTATACTGGATATTTACCTGTTTTTGATTATAGTATCGAAAACATTCATAAATTATATAGCAGAATGGGAACATATTACACATTTAGCAGAACATTAGCCAAACAAGAAAATCTAAACCAGAATGGAATATTTTGCGGTATTATTTCAGATGACGGAAAAATCACTGGAAAATATTCAGAGGGTGCAGAAAATGCAAAACAAATCCAAACAACATGGGATAATCCCACCGATTGGCAGAATACCCCATTTAACGGCATAGGCAATACAGACCCTAACAATTATACAGATAAAATAGATTTGAATAAACCTACATTATCTAATGTTAATGTTTTTAATAGGTCATTTGCGGTCACGTCAAATAGCGTTAGACAACTTGCCGATTTTTTATGGAACGCTGACGAAACAAAGTTTAACGAAATTGTAAAAGGTTTAGCATTAATGGGCGAAAATCCTATGAACGGCATTATTGACCTCCGGTTATTTCCGTTTAATGTTGCGTTGAAAAATTCAGCAACGCAAGCCGAGCCTATTGTAATAGGCAGAACAAACACCGGTGTAAACGGAATTAAACTAACTGAAAATGTAAACAGCCTGATTGATTTAGGTGAATGTACATTTTTTACCAAGTTTAAAAATTTCCTAGACTATGAACCATATACAACAGCACAATTATATATCCCATATATTGGCGTTGTACCTGTTTCAACAGCGGAGTTTATGGGGCATAAAATTTCTGTAAAAATGATAGTTGACTACACGACAGGAGCAGGCACGGCTATAGTATTTAAAGACGACATTCCATTTATTTATAGGAACGGAGTAGTCGGTGTATCAATTCCAATGACAGGAACAGACAGTGCAAGTTATGCTAGTACAATTATCGGAAATGTAGTTAGCGGTGCTGTCGGTGGTGTAACATCAATTGCTAGCGGAAATATTGGTGGTATGGTTAGCAGTGCTGAAAAATTGTACAGTGGTTTTGCAACTGGTACTAATTATCAAGAAGCGAGTGCAAGCTCTCCAGCAGTTGCAACGTGGCAACCGCAAAAGTGCTATTTCATTATTGATAGACCTATTTTAAATGTACCAGATAATTACGGGCGTACTGTAGGCTTTGCTTGCGAACAAACTGGTAAACTGTCTGATTTTAAGGGTTTTACTGTGGTTAGTAATCCTGAAATATCGTTTAAATGCACAGAAACAGAAAAAACCATGCTGTCACAACTATTGACCGCAGGCGTATTTGTATAATAGTAACAACGTCACCCAGTGACGGGCATATTATAAACCCCTATACTAGATTGGTATAGGGGTTTAGTATTATGATAAAAACGTTTGTTTTATTTGTGACTGTTGTTTTAACCAGTTACGAATTATTTCGCCCGTGGTATTATCTGAAAAATACATTTTATTGCGGTTTATTAATTCCCTGATGATTTTATGTGCGTCTGTTGGTGTTTCATTGACAGACTGACACCATAACGGAAACGGGGAAACATCTAACCTATATACAATATCGTTTTCTGTTAGTGTTCTGTTGGTGTTGGTGTGTGGATTGAAAAACACAAAAATTTGTCCGTTGTCATTGACTATGTTTCCCCTGATTATATGATCTTCAAAAACTACAAAAAATACAAACGCTATGTTGTCACGGGTAACAGAAATAGGACAATGAGGGTAACCCTTAATCTCCCATTTTCCGTTTGTTATCATTTTTAATTGTGGATTATCAAACGCAAAATATTTAGCGGTTTTTAATGTGTTTGTCGTGTCGTTACAATATTCAACAGCAACCCTCAAACCACTGTCACCATAATCAACTATCTGTATTTCACCTTGTTTCATTTTGTCAATTCTTGATAAACCCATTTCAGCAAAATAAGGGCATGATTGATTGACTGTATTTGCTAGCATATATATTTCACTACCATCTCGGTCTCGTATGATTGATGATAATAGATTTTGAAATAGTACAAATTCGTTAGGCAGATAAAAACGTCTAGTTATAAATTCGTCAAACAGAATTATAGGGAAATATCCATTATCTGCGCCTTTGGTGGTTTCCATTGTATTCAATGAAAAACAGTGTATAAACGGCTCAGTTGATTTTTTTATAACCTTGCCGTTTTCAACTAGCGTAAAATAAAAACAGTTAGATTGAAAACAATAACTATTCCATTGTCCGTGGGTATGTTTTGCGATATCATGGTCGGCACATACTAAATTATTTAGATTTTTCCTAGTTATTTCCTCGTCAAAACGCCGTATATATGCTAGTTTCCAGCCGTGTTCTAACGCCCGTTCTACAACGCTAAATGTTTTTCCGTTTGAACGTTTACCAAAAATTATGTTATATGTGGCATTAGTTTTCAGTATACGTTTTAAACTATAGTATTCATCAACGGGGGCGCCCTTTATTTTATTAATTATTTTATTCATTGTTTACTCCTTTTCTGGGGTTCAATATACCCTTGTTTGTATTTCTCTTTTGCCATTGTAGTAATATCATCTGCATATATATCCATATCCGCAGTGGCTAACCAAAAATTTAGCCACTCAGGATAACGCAGGGGATATTCAACAGCACTATAGAACAATTTACGTTTTCTATAGTTTATATCTTTTGAATAATTTAGGCAGTAATTTTTCTGTTGCATATCGTTGATTAGCCTTATTATGACGGCAACGGCTAACTGTTTCATAGCCGTATTATAGTCACATACTTCACTAGCGTTTAGATAATTACCAGTACAACCCATGCTTAACACTCCTTTTTCAGATTTTTTAAAATTTTCAGATAGTCAGGTTTAGGACACTCCTGCGCCCCGTCAACGTATTGTGACTTAGAAATATATTCTAAAAATGCGTCCGTGAGGCTAAGACTGTAGTCCTGCTCGGTCATATGAATATAGCTATTTTCATCAACTACGTCTGTTTCTCCTAAATAGTCGGTGATTTTATCAGAAAAATCATCACCTATATTACTATAGGATAGTGTTGATTTGCCTGTGGGATATTGAACAACTCCGTTATTGTCGGTATAGACTGCCGGTATATACATATCATCATCAAAAAAATCAAACGGACTAATGTTATGATTTTCGCAGTATTCCAGTATATACGGAACTGCCGTTTTTTTGTTCAGTCCTGACACAGTTATGCTAAAATCATCACCAGTGTATGAAAATGCGTAACGTTTTGCACCTAGTGTTTTAAAATATTTGTAGGTCTTTTCATAATCAAATACGCCTAGAGGTGTATGTTCACCTTTTATCGTAACTGGGTTTACCATATCACGGCTAACACCTATATCATCACAACGTTTCAGCATATCACTGAACACACGTTCGTTATATTCGTCAACCCACGTTTTATACTTGTCAGGGTGTAGATATTTTATGCTATCTGTATCACAGTATACAACGTCAATATCCATTTTCAAAACACCTTGAAACAATTCGTGTCTAGCCCACGCAGTTACCCACACGCCCCACTGGTATAGCAGGAATTGTTTATTATTGCCTATATAGCTATCTAATAACGCCCCGTTTATATCCTGCTCAACTTCTTGCCAAACACCGCCTATATCATCATCGTTTTCCACAAACTCACATTCATCGTTCACGGGATTAGTAACACTCATTCCATACGCACTGTTTAACATTCCTTTTTTTAATAGATATTCCTGCTCTTTACCTTTTACGCCTTTTAAGGTGGTTTTGTCTGCGAAAAACGTCAAAACGCACTGTAGAAATTCATTAGGTAAATATCCATAGTTAGCAACCCACATTTGAACAACGTGTATTTTGTCTATATCATAAAACTGACAAATGTCGTTATAGTCAACGTCTGTTATATATGTGTATATCTTATCGGCTGAAACTATACGTCCATTGTCATATACCCCGTTTTCAACATACTGACATTTTGAACTACTGATTATATGGTTAGGTGTTTTTGCATTGACACCCTTAAAACATATTTCAATCAAACACGCCTTTGTATTCACCAGTGTTTCAAACTGTTTACGGGTATTTACGGGTACTTTATAAAATTTTGTCATAGGATATTTATGCCGTACCATTTGCGCAGGATAACTGCTAGTAAAATCTATAGCACCCACGTTCTCGCACGTTTCGCCAACGTGCAGGACGTTAGCGTGTGTGAAACCGCCTGCAAAACATTTGTGCATTAATATAAACAATTCTGGTTCGGTAGGAGCGCAGTGTTTAATAAATGCACGATACTGGTCAAAATTGGTATGAGTTGAAATGTATTCATAACAGTATCTACGCACATATCCCGTTTTTGTCAATGGAATATCAGCTATACTGTTACCATTTTGTAACATTTCCTGCTTGATAAACCAATATATAATTTGCACGTCATTTTCACAATAGGATAATTCTTGTTCGGTTAATGGTGTTTTGCGTGTTCTAATCAGTTTATAGTCTAGGTCACCGGTCAGCTTTTCTATATTGTGGATTGTTATTTGTTCTGCGGTTTTTGCCAATGATAAACCTGACAACACATAGGAACAACGGAACTCAAAACATTCATCAATCACGCATTTCATAGGGTGACGATTTACCCGGGCGAAAACGTCCGACACTGGGAAACGCCCTTGCAAAAATTGAAATTCATATGCTAGGTTATGAACGTATATTACTAGACGTTTCTTTTTTGATAGTTTATAGCGTTGTTTTAGCTGACGTAGTACACTCATGAACTCATACCAGTATCGACCATATACGGGAACACCATTCAATGACATTGAAAACTCATACATAAACGCACGTTTGTTTCCGTCATTGTCTATATATGACGTTGTTTCAATATCAAAGGCGAATGGCGCATTGATATATGCGCACTTGCTTGTTTTGCACTTGCGTACTGTTTCGATATCTGGTAATGTATTTATATCAAACGTTGTAATATACTGCATAACTCTCCCTCGTTTGTCTGCTAATAGTATGTATAGTTTTCTGTTACCTTTTGGAAAAAATCATCATTTGATTGTGCGGTTCGTATAGCGTGTAGTATGCTATCTTCTGCGCCTTGTTCACCTTTGCCGTATACTAACTCAGTGATGATATGATATGCTTGTTCTGATGATATTCCGAACCGCTTAAACTCGCCCATATACCTACCCATTAATCGGTTAATTGCGCCCACTAGGTCGTCACTGGGTGTTTTTCCAGTATAGTTAGCTATCTTTGCTTTGAACGTCTTAATCTCGTTCTTAACGTCCTTTACTGTGGTTTTGGCGTTTAGAAATCTGATTAATTGTTTTAGTTGCTCTTCTCTTGTTTCTCTGTTACCTGACACGGAACGACTGAAACGCCCTGAGTTAGTGCCTATTGGCGCAGTATGTGTTACTGCCTCCCATTTGCGTTGAATACTTGCGGAATTATACCACAGCCCCTCACGTTTTAGTCGCTCTATACGGCTGTTAGCACGTTTTGAATAACGTTTGATTTGTGAGTTTAGTGCCTTGTCTGACAGACCTCGCACAAATTTTTCAGGTATTATCGGTTTAGGCATTGTTAAACTCAACTCCTTGCATTTCTTCAATCTCACTCGGTAACATTCCCCATGTGCAGATAGTTAAATCAGGGTCATATGAAATAGCATAACCGCAACGTGTACCGCCTGCTATGTTAAATATCTTTTCCATAGCTTTTAGTGTTATATAATATTTATGGTTCATATAGCCTATGTGAACATTTTCGCTTGACAGCGTTTCCATTGTTATATATTTGCGCAATGCCGGCGAATACGATTTAATTACTATCATTGTTATCCCACCCTTTTCCCTTTAACTCGACTATCAACTTGACGTGTTGTTCTTGCGGTTCTGGTTCGTCTGGTTTCATACATTCCCGTATGTTCATAGCTAGTTGCAGGGCTATTGCGATTAGCCCCACAACCATTGCTATTATTAGTAGTATTCCTTGTGCTATTAGCATTGACTTATCACTCCTCTTTTATCATAACGTGTCTTATAACCTTATTATCATGGTACACAATCATGTGAACGTTGAAGTTTTCACTTAGTGCTAACGCACTTCTTAATGCAACGTCTATATCGGTAAATTCTAGTTTATTATTACCGAACAGCAATGTGAATTTTAACATATCGTAACAACTCCTTAGATTTAATGTTGTAATCTTCTCTTGATTACATATATAGTATAACATATATAGCCGGCAATTGCAATTAATAAATTGTATTGTTTATATATACGTTTTGTTATTTTGTTGTGTTGTTTAACTAATTGTGTTTGGTCTGCTTCACTGCTTTAGCACTTTAGTGTATTAAAGCGTTTGGGGAAATGTGAACAAATTGTTAAATCCCATAAGTACCTAT